TAACCCTACAAGTGAACCACCTTCAGGTTCATAAAATATTTTTTGTCCATTTTTAAATGGAACAAGCACTCCTAAAGATATGCTTGAAAATATATCATCAGTTACAACATCAGTGAGAGTTGCAATTCCTGAAGATGCTGAAGTTACAGTACCAAATCCCACTGAAACAGATTTTGTATCTTCAGTTATCTGATTGAAATATGGATGTGATTGATTAGGATTATTTGTAAATGATGGTAACGAATTAGATGCTACATATGCCGTATCACCTTGAGTATAAACATTTTGAATATCAGATATTAAATTAGTTCCAAATTCAATTGGTGTGTTTAAACTATTTGGTTTATTAAGTCTTTTTCTTAACTTATACTTACTTTTATCTTCTTCTGTTACAAAATCTGGGATAATATCATTATTACTCAGTGTGACTTGATTCCCGTCAATTTCATTTACATATATGGTATCTGAACTTTCAACTACAGTATTACTGTTTCTTAATACAATATCAACTTTGTCTCCTTCTTTTAAACTTGATCTATCAATAGTACCTCCTAGTGTAATTCCATCAGAATCTTTACCAATGATAAAATATGATGAACTAGTATTATAAATCCAAGAATTACAAAAAATTTCTTTGAATGATGCTTTATTATTTTCGACTTTATCACCAATATTCTTAACCGTTATTACTTCACCCTCATTGACATCAATTATATCACTTTGTTCAAATTCAGATAAAACTCCAGTTAATCTGAGAACTACCTTTCTATTCAAATCACCATCTTCAAATCCAAAGTATGTAATATTTGATCTTACATTTTGTACTGGATCGATTGTTGCACCTATACCTGTACAATTCAAAAACTGATTTACTGTTTTATCAGTATATGTTATTGTGTTTGTTCCAGATATAATAGTTCCTGCAGTTCCGAAACCAACAGTTGAATCAACAGTAATCACACTTGAATTAGGTTCAATCTTTTCAATTGCCTTTGTATTTGGTACAACTACAAAATCTCCTGCGATATCAGAACTCTCATCATATCCAACAAACAAACCAATTTTGTAATATGTGGTAATTCCACTCAATCCAGAATCTTTTCTTTCAAAAGGTTCAATTTCAGATATTGAGGCATTTACATCAATATCAAGATCACTTCTGAATAAAGTTTGTCCTGTTAAACCTTTTAACAATGATTGTCCCTTTAATCTTCTAGGATTACCTTCTAAAAGTTCTGCAACGCAAACTCTTCTTCTAACATAGTCAGCTGATGATGGTTTTATTAACCTTTCTTCTAAATTTAAAATATTAGGTGTTATGCCATATAAAATATTGAAAAGTATTCTAAATGATTCTTCTGTTCCCTTTGTTTGATATAGTGACCTTGCTTGACTTATAAAAGTTCCAACATCTAAATTTGATTGAAAATTAGTTTCTTCTAATCCTGGTAAAAATGTCTTTTTGAATTTTTTATAAAATTCTTTTAAGAATAAAGAACTTAAATTTTGAACTGTAGATAAATTTGTGTGCTCTGATGCAGATGAAGAACTGAATACTAAGTCTTCTTTATTTGTTTCCGAATGATAACTTGTAATACCACTAAATCCACGTTCACATCCTGTAAAAGTATTAGTTGTAATTCCAGTGTAAGTAATTATCTCATCATCAATCTTTAATAAACCATATTGATTTGGAAATCCTTTTGTGCTAGTAACTTCAATTGTTTTAGCACCAATAGTAGTGATACCAACTGTAGTTGAACTATCAACTATAACTTCTGGTGTTAAATTAGTAACATTTAGATATTGATCTAAATTGTCAATTAAATTACTTGAACCACCTTGAAATTCTTGAGAAATATAATATTGTTTTAAAAAATCAACGGTCAGAGGACTTTCATCCCGAATAAATTCAGGAAGTTGATTTGATAATATATCACCTATTTTGACTTTACTTACAATCCCTGTTTGTATCATGTCCTAATTATACTTCCATTTGGATAACTTGATGAATAGAAATCTCTGGTAAATTGTACTCCAGAAACTTCATCACCTGATGTGATTACATCCCTAACCATATTTATTGAACTATTTGAGATGTTTAATGAGATGTATAAGTCCTTTAAACCTACAACATCATTTGATCTTGGAAATGCTTGAACTTCAACAACATTATTTGGTTTAATTGTTGATGTAATATTAATTGTTGATACATTTACTTCCCCTTTTTCATAGTCTATTGATCCTGCAGAAGAAATTACATTTCCAATACTACCATCATCTAAAATTTCAATAATTCTTAAAACTCCAGTTTTTAAATCACTGTTTGGAACATCCGACATGTAATATGTTCCACTTTTTCCAAAAATACTAAAACCAGTTGATTTTATGTTATACCCATTTGGATCTACGTAAAATTTATTTCCAAAACATAATTCATATTGTGTAAATTGATTTACAGATGCCTGTAAATTTCTTCTCATACGAATTTTCGTAATATTTGATGTTATCCCTTGATCAGTGTCATCAATAACTTTTAATAGTTTACTATATTTCAGTCTTCCACCAAATTGGTTCAAATTAATTGATTTCGAATATAAATTTAATGAATTTATGATATTTGTCCTTAAAGAATTAGGTGATGATACAAATGAATCATTATAATATACATTTGAATCAAGTTCAACGTATAAAATTTTCAAATCAACGATTTTTTGATTGATTCCTGAAATTGTATATTGTTTTAACTTTGATAGTATTTGATTTTTTGTAAAATCTGATATTAAATCACCATTTTTAGGTTTAATACTAATTACAACTGTACCAAACTCTGGTGGATCTAATTCTTCACCACCAATTACTGAAACTGACTCTGTATTTGGATATATTTTCTTAATTACTGCTTCATAGTCTCTCGATGTTACTGCTCGATTCTGAGATGAATAAGTAATTGGTGAAAAATATTTAATTGAGTCAATTGATTCAATATCTCCCCCATTTCTTGCTTTTTCATTAGTAATTACTTCTGGAGTATCAAATTCAACTCCTTCAATATCACCATTTAATGAATTTATTTTTGTTAATCTACCAGAAAAAGAAAAATTAGTCGCACCGTTACCATTTTCCCCATCTGTTGTAATATATTTGACTGTTATGAAATCACCGTCTTGATTTGGACCATTTCCAAGTTTTTTACCAAAAAATCCATCTCCAAATTTCAATTCATATCTCTCATCCTGAATTTCACTTATTAAAAATATTTTTGAATCTGAGTTTACGTCAATTATATCGTTTACTAATGTATATTCAGTCCCATCTCCATTTGAACCAGATGGTTTGACATGAACTACAATTTTTGAAGTATCAATAAACGCATTATCTAATATAAATCTTTGATCAAGTGATCCATCATACTCAAATGTCTTTTCAAGATAGGTTCCTTGATAGATATTGATATTTTCAAACTTAGCAATGTTATCTACAACGTTTGCAGTGATGGGTTCAACAATTACATAGGTATATGACTCATTATCTACGTCACCAACACACACTGTACCAGGTTGTAAGGTAACTGAACTCGTTGGAGTATTGACTGTAATGTCAAAAGATACTTGTGCGTCTGCTGCGGTTCTAGAACGTGGTCTGTATCCAATATTTCCAGCTAAAGATACAACATTTTGTCTCAAAGTGGCAGAATCTAAGAAAGATTCGTTAACTGCCATGTTTGAGTTGAATGCAGTGATGTAAGTATTGTATGCAAGAGTGTCAATTAAGACAGAAAAGTTCGAACCATCGAAGTCAAAGTCCGAAAAATCGGAATTTGCACGTAAATAATCCTTAATTGACGTTTTGATTTGATCGAAATCAAGATTTGTGAAGTTTGAGAAAGGCATTTTACCTTGTTGCCTCTAATATAAATGAATATTCTTGAGTTGGGAACTCTTGACCGACGATATCATAAATTACGGTGACTTCAAACTGATTCAAATCAGGTTGAGGGTCAACTTCAACCCTTACATTATCAACTCTTGGTTCAAAATTTAAAACTGAGGTCTTAATTTGCTCTTGAATCTCGTTTGCGGTACCAAAATCAACAAAATTAAAGAGACTTCGATACACATCTGATCCAAAATCAGGGTTAAAAAACTTTTCAGTTGGTATTGTTTCGACAATATTACGTACAGAACGACTAATTGCCCTCTCATTCTTGAGAATTGGTAAATCTTTAGTAACTGGATGGGGTTCAAACGATAAACTTATGTCTTTAAACGCTTTCGACACCCTTGTATTTGCCATGAACCAAGTTTTATATTTATTTATACCCTTTTTTTAACAAAATTATCCGAGTTCTGGTTCAATATTGATATTCACTTCATTTAATGCCGTATTTCCTGCTCCAACACTCGTATCAACAGACCTTTCTTTGGCAGTTTTCCAAAAATAATTCTCTTCTGACCCTAATCCGTCACGATCATGACCGTTCTCCACCTGATAATACACGGTTGATACCTTAAAATCAGGAATCTTAGGTGTCTCAGGAGTGATACTGTTGTCATATATCCTCATTCTGTTGTTTGGATAGAGACAAAACTGCCCATTGTCCAATTCAAGGAGGTTATGAGACTTATGTTCGGCAGGTTGTTCACTTGTTGAGTAGTCAATTGCGTCTACATCCTGATGATAATTGTCTA